TTGCAAAATTTATAGTCTTTATTCGATTTTCTGCGTCCAACCAGTACGGCGCGCCGCGGTAGATGTTGGCACACTCTACAACCTTTGCCATCATCTGCGCTGACGTGGTATCCTTTACTCTAAAATCTTGCTCAGCCTGCTTTTTAAATATCATGCCTATCCACCTTTTTACAGTTGCTATTAAACCCATTATGCGCTATGCCCTCTTCTCATCGCCATAGGAGATATAGCATACCGCAAAGCGTCGATCCAGTGATCGTTGCCATCCGGGTAATCTGCAATTACCTCCCCATTGCTGTCTACTTCATGTTCATATTCTATGATTTCCTTGTATGCCCTCGGCGTTCTGTCCGGGTCAATAACAATCGTCCGGCATTGCAGCCACTCAAAGGTGTACTTCCGGCTCCCCGGCGTTACAATGGCGTTTCGGGCAGGGATCCCGGCATCCCGAAGGTCCACAATGCTCTCCTGTTCATCCACGCCGCACATCAGCGCATAGTCGTCGTATCCCTTGTCTTTTATCATCTGCGCCATATCTGCGTTCCTTATCTTGCATCCGCCCAGCTCATCCAACAGTACAATCTTCTCCTTATTCGACACATATGCCGCCCGGATAAAGGCTTTCGGGTCCGGATACCATCCGAAGTCTTGCCCTTGATAAATTGACTGGTATTTCTGGATCTCCTCGTCGGTTATCGTGCGGATCTCCAGCATGTCAAAGATATTTGTTCCCAGTCCCACAGGCTCGCCCAGGTACTCATGCCTGTACGCCCGCTCATTTGTGGCTCTTAAGTGCTCGGCGTCGGATATAAACTGTTCGCCCAGCCAGTCAGCCGGAACGCTGGTGTAATCGCTCTTGTGGTGGTAACTGTCCTCTCTCGGCTCGTTGACATACACGTTTGCCCAGTTGCTCCGGCTGATCGGAGGGTTGAATGATTTGAAAACGATGAATTTACTGCCGCCACGGAGAACAGACTGCTGTACTGTACGGATTTCTTCAATCCCGGCGAACTCGTCAAGTTCCTCGAACCAGAGATACTTAAAATACCCTCGGCTCGTCTTAATTGACTTCGTTTTCTTTGCCTTGTCCAGCCCCCGGAAAATGATCTTCTGCCCGGTAGGCTTATACACATACTGCATGGGGCTGACGCTGGATGCCCACAGGTCATTGGCTCCCAGCGCGTCAATCGCCCATGCAATCTGTTCAAAGACGGATTCCCTCAGTGTATTACCAACCTTACGAAATACTACCGCATTGCTGAAAACGCCGTCCTTTGCGTCCTGCATCATCCCCAAGACTATCTCAACGGATATGAACGAGGACTTGGTTGAACCTCGCCCGCCGTACAGGTCGTAGTATGTATGCTTCCCGTCCAGGATATCCCAGTGGACAGGGTAAAACGCCGGGGCTATGATGTCAGTAAGGTTTACTGTATTCGTCTGTTCCATGCTTTTATCACAGTCTCTAAAGCGCTTCCATCCGGTTTTCCTTTGGAATAGCCATCAACTAAGCACTTTGACGTTGCGCCGCACTCCCTGCACACAACTCTTACCCCATCATCGATATGTACAACTGCATTTCCCCCGCAAAACGGGCACTTCTTTAATTCTTCCATGCGCTACTCTTTCCCCAGCCTCGGTATGTTATTCACAATAACGATTCCGCCGGTATCTGCTTTCATTCCCTCTGCGCGTTCCAGGCGCTTCATCAGCTCCCGACCGGCAGCCATGCGGGTGTCGAGAGAGGATTCCAATCCGAACTGGTCTTTTACCTCCCCCCGTAGAACGGCGGTGTAAAATCTCTGCACCTCGGCGGCGTCCGCTATGCGGGAATCATCAATCTGTTTCTGGCGCTCTGCGATGTATGCAATTATCTGAGGCTTTCTTAGGTTTTCGGAGCCTGTGGCGTATGCCGCTTTCTCCTTATACCCT